ATTCAATCACTGGCTTGCCGTCGATGCTTTCGCGAAGCCTGTTTAACTGGTCTGCTAATACGCGGCCAACAAACCACAGCTCTGTGCCACGCCATACAACCATTGTCCAGTAGGTTTCGGCTTCGGTTTGAATCGCGACAAACGCATCCAACACCGTGCTGTTAGGTATAACCCACCGCGCAGTTACTCGGCTTGACTTCACTCTGTTTTCGTGCCACTTGCTGCCCTCTCCGTCGCGGTCGAGAGTGAAACCTTCGCCTGCAAGTTTTAGTTCAGTCCCTGCCGTTGTGCTTCCCGTTGGCGCATCGTGTATCTCTACCTTCCAATCGGTATTATTGAAGCTCTTAAATGTTCCGTAATATTTGCGTGCCATTATCCGCGTGAGTAATCGTTATTGTATCTGTTTAAAACTATCGCTAAATCCCTGCCGCTTATGTGCGTGCTTGCTATATATCCGCTATCATTGCCAGCGCCGCCTATCATGTCTTTTAATTTATCCAATGGCGCAATTACTTCTGGGTTGCTTCGCGCTCCCGGATATTCCCCCATAAGGCCTAATGTAGGACCGTAGACGATACCACCATCAGCAAACGCTGTGAACTCGGGACCTTTCTTAAGCTGCGCTGTAATTACCGCAGAACCCGCAACCAATGCAACCCCCGCAGCTGCTGCCGCAATTGGATTGGCTAATATTAATTTTTGAAACGCGTCCGAAGCTATGGCCGTTGTAATTAATGCCGCACCAAACGCCTTCATGAAATCAGCCACCGCTTTAAGCGCCACGTTTCCGAAATTCCTAAATGCGCCCTGCTCGCCTGCTATCATGCCCCCAATGGCCTCACCGATTGCAGTTAATGTGCTTTCAATAAGCTGCTCAAATGCCGCGTCGATTGCGTCGCGCATCTGCATTAGGTCTTTGATAAAGCTGCTGTATTCGGTTTGAACGTCAATTTTTAATTGTATAGGCTGCTTATTTATTTGCTTGGCCACTCCATCCATAGCGCTAACTATCTTTAAGCCTGCGCCTTTTAAATCCTCCAGTTTGACTGGCTCGGCTTTAAATTTCTTACCAAAATTATCGGTAAAATTATTGGCTGCCTTTGCGCCAAATCTGTTATAAATTTCTATATAATCCTGAGCAGCTTTCTCAATTATTCCCTTTTGTTTTTCCGCAGCCTGTTTGGCTAAATCCTCGCGCTTTTTATTTGCCGCCACTATATTTTCCGTTATCAAATCTTCCTTACGCTTTTCCAGCGTCATGATGTAATTTGATATTTCGGTATAGCGCGCGCTATATTTTTCCTCTTCTGCAAGCTGCGCCTTCCTTCCTTTTATCGCAGCTTCAACGGCTTTCAATTCGGCGTCGCGCAATTGCTGGTCGGTTAACCCTTTACGCTTTGCGTTGGTTACTGCCTTGCCGATTACTTCATCATCAAACTTACTAATCGCCTCCGCTGTTTTCTTAGCTTTCTCTTCCTGTACTTTATAGAAATCCTCGGTGTCCTTTTTTGCCTTCTGCGTTTTGCGCCCTACCTCGGCAAACGCCATGGCTATACCACTAATCACAGCAATGGCCGCAACGAATCCAGTCGCCACCAATGCCGCAGAATATGCACGCGCGGCAACAGTTGCCTGCCCCATTACATACGCTTCAATCCTTCGTATGGCTGTAGTCGCTCCAATAGCTACGGCGCTCTCAGATTGCAGCGCGTTCTGTATCGCAGTCAATCCGTTAAGCATGGCCATAACTCCTTGTAGCTTCATCATTGTTTTTTGAACGTCCTCGTTCTCAACACCTACTGCAGCCATAGCTCCCTCAACAACTCCGAATGCACCAGCTACCGCATTGGCTCCACCGATAACAGCGTCAAGCTTCCGCGTGTCGCTTGCAAAATATCCAATCTCTGCGCGCGTGTCGCCGATTTCGTCCTGCATCCTACCAGCTTCGCGAATAAACTCGTCTGCCATTTCGGAAAATGCTGGACCCATTGCGCGGGCTTCCATTGCCATGGTTTGCAACTGACGCACTACGCGAGCCGTCGGCTTTGCGCTGGCCAATGCTTGCAGCCTGTCCTGTATATCCTTAGCAGCTTTAGCAACGCTGGCGCTCATGCCGTCGCCGCTTTCCTGTACTAATTTGACGGCCTTGTTAAAATTCGTTTCGAGCTGTTTTATGTCCGCTCCAATGACAACGTTTAACCTGCTCATAATATAATTTTATCGCCATCCTCTAATAGCAAGAAATCGCCCGTTTCTGTCAATAGATAGTTAATTTGTATTATACCAATTTCGCGGACGTAGTTAATAATATAATCCTGCGTTATCTGATACACGCCAGCAAAAGCCGCTTCGTCATCTGTTAGCTCGTTCTGCGCGTCAAACTCAATTGTTTGAACGCTAACCCCGTTAAACTCGCCCGGCAAGGTCGCAACTTCAAACGCGTTCCTAACTGCATCGGATGCCTCTGCCGCGCTCTGATATGTCGTCCCAAATATAGAAACCTGAACACGCGCCCAATCTGTGCGGCTATGTCCTGACTTAGTTGGCGTAGGTACGATGCTAATTAAGTTGTAACTGATGCAGGGAAATGCGCTTCCCTCGGGTATTCGCAGCGGATTGATGCGCGAGCTTACCAATGTAGTAAGCGCGGCATTGCTGCTCATTATATTATAGGCGACTTTGACGGCGTTCATGCTGATGCTGTTGGCGTTAGTTTGTCAAAGATAGTTTTATATTTTTCGATTTTATCGGATATTGTTAACGTGTCGCGCTCCCAACTAAATCTAATTAATTTCAAAGGATCTACAGGATGCTTGCTATGCGGCGACAACATAACAGCAGTTTGCCATCGTGCGCGCTCCCATTCGTTTCTGTATTGCGCCTGTTGTGATTGCCTTAACCCATGTAATCTAATCCGAAAATAACGCGGCGTGCATCGTTTAAAATCGTTTTCTAACATGCACATTTCGCCAAATGCAATGCGCTCAATAAGCTGCCAAGTTAGCGGCGCGCCATCGCCCTTGGCGGTTACTTTCCCCCTGCTTCGTCGGATTTAAAAAACTCCGTAACCGATGCGCCAAAGGCTTCCATCGCTGGCAGTATCTCTTTAAAATTAGAAACCTTGCGGCCAAGGTCAGCAATTAAAATAAATGGTTTCGGTTTGCCTGCAATCTCAGCGGCTTCATTAATTCCATGATAGGCGCACAATAATCCGAAATCTAATTGCTTAGCGATGTCGCCACCTCCTTGCAAATCTGCAAATGTTTCCATTCCTGCGTCCAACATAACTGCTTTAATTGAGTTCATGTTAAACACCATGTCAAAAGTTTCTTTACCAAATTTAATTTCCATGATGCAAATATAACAACAAAAGCCCCACATATAGCGGGGCTATTCATTATGAAAACCAACCAATGGTAAATCTTAGATTGTGCCTACGGTCAACGCGCCAGTTCCTTGGATGGTAGCGGTGAAGGTAGCTTTGTCGTTGTTCGGTGCTGACAAATTCAAGTTACTGAAAAATGCAGCTCCGCTCAATTTAAGGTCGCCGCTTACGTTGCTGGTCATTACGATAGTAACGGAAGTTCCTGCGGTCAAATCGGTTATTACATCTTTCCAAGACAATGCGCCAGCGCCTACGCTGCCATCCTCTTCAAAAATACCTTCAATTGATAGTGTGTAACCTTTTTCACCGGTTATAAATTCTTTCCAGCCTGCGCTATCTTTCGAAGTTACGTCGATCATGTCGGCCGTAATGTCGAAGCTGTTGGATGTAGCGTTTGCGATTTTGGTAAGTGTGCCGCTAATATCTTTATAGATAGCTATCAGCGTGCCGTTAACGGGTCCTGTAGTTGGCATGTTATTCTAGATTATATTTTTTCGCTAATTTACTTACAATCTTTGAAACGCCATTAAATATGCCGTTAACAATCGACTGCTTATTTTTATCAAGCGCAGGCCGCATGAATGGCCGCGGCTCAATCGTACCTGTATAACGCCCATTTTTTTGTATTCTCGGCGCTGTTCCAAATTCGTACATAACGCCCAAATAATGGTTGTAATAATTTCGGCGCGTGCCAATTAACACCGAACTTTTAAATTTATCGTCTTTGCTAGTAATAAACCCAATCGAATCGCGCAGGTCGCCGCTGTCAGCGGGAACCAAACTTTTTGCCGTGGCTATTACCTTACGGCCTTCGCCTCGCATAACGTCCTGTAACTCCTTACCCTCAATGCTTGCGCCTACAGCTTTCAGCGCTTTAATGGTGTCCTCAATGCCAG